TCTAAAATCGAACTTTCAAATGTCATACCTAAATAGTCTGCCCCTCTTTGACATTGCAAAAGAACATTCATGCCTGCATGGTACTTTATAGATTGTATTAGTAAATCAAATAACTGAATCACTAATTTAACCATAGATATTAGAGCTATTATAATATAAAGTATTCTTAAATTAGCCTTTGCAATATCTACCGCTTGAAATGGATTAACTGCACCCGTGATATGTTCTATTAATATCTGTAGATTATCAGCAATATCTCTTGTAAACACAAAAACAGAAAGAAGTACTAGGTATGTTTCCTTCTGATTAGGTATAGCACTAATTACATAAGGCACTAACATAATATCACTATCTGTAATCTTACCTGCTCCATTAGTTAAGCCGTCCTCTAAATCTCTTAGCTTAAATCCATCAGCTACATCATTAAGCCAATCTACACCACCATTAACAATAGAATTAGCAGTAACTATATTACAATCTATTAAGCCTGTACTAACATCTAAACCACCATCTAACAAAGTATAAGATACACCACCATCTGAGATAATTATTTGTAATGGTAATGCCTGATAAATGCCTAATCCTCCTGCATCTATTCCATCTTGTATGTATTGGTTTATTATTCTTGATCCATCCTTAACATCATTTTTATCTCCTACTCCAAAATCAAAAGAGTTAAGGCTTATTTGGGCCTGTGGATTACCTTTGTCAAAATTCAGCTCTACTTCTAACTCCTCAATATTCAAAGGGTTGTTTATCTCTTGATAATTAAGTAGTACTTTAATCTGCATAGATGCAAAAATACTAATTTATAACCAAAAATGCCCTACTAATTATAGTAAGGCATCCTCAGTTATGAAAAAATAAGCTCTCATAATTAACTGAGTATTAGAAAGAATAAGCAAATATACTACTTAAATCTATTCCTTAGTTTGTGAGTAGTAGTTATTTTAGATCCATTTTTGTAAACGGTTTCTATTAGATTACCTAAATCAGATACGTTTACATGTTGTATAGGCTTATCATTAATAGCTTGTACTAATTTACCCTCCATACCTTTAATAGCTAACTCTACGCCTGTATTATCTATTTTATATCCTACCTGTTGAGCATCTGTAGATTTAATTAAATTACCATTTCTAAAGTCATAAGCTAAATCTGCTAAGTTATCATTAGACATTCCTCCAGTCTTATCATTATTAGCTCTATCCATTACCCTCTCGTGTGGGTGTAACATCCATAGTTTACCACCTTTATAATCTCCATCTCCTGCTACTCCTGTATCTTCTATACCATCAAATGCAGAACCTGCTATAGTTTTACCTATACCCTCAGCTACTAATACTCCTGCTGCTGCCTTATAACCTGCTTTTAAACTATCTGCATCTGGCTTACCTAATTCAGCAATGTATGCTTTTAAGAATGCTTCTGCTAATAGTGTAGCTCGTTTTTGTTGTTCCTCTCTTTGAGCTTGTTCTTTCTTAGCTAATTCTGCTTCTGCTAATCTTTCTTGTTCAAATAATAGAGTGTTTTCTAATCCTTGTTCAGCTCTTTGTTGTTGTAAATTAATAGCATCTGTTCTATCTGATATTTCTTTATCTATTTGCTCGTTAATCCTTGCATTCTTTTCGTCTAGTTCCTGCTTAGTAATGTCTATTGCATCTGTAGCTAGTTTCTTTTTAAATGCTAATGCTTCTTCTTCTGCTTTTTTCTTTAATGCTAATTCTTCATCTAATTGAGCTTGCAGAGCAGCAGTTTCTAATTGCCTTTGTTTAGTTGCATTAGACATTAATTTATCGTCTAAGGATTTTGCTTCTTCTAATTCAATCTCATTATTAGTTTTAGTTTTTGATGCCGATTCGTCTTTTTCTTTTCCTAAGTCTTGTAGTCTTTTTATTTCCTTTTCAATTACTGCTATCTTTCTATTCTTTGAAAATATTTCAGCTTCTGTATTTTCAGATGTTAGTTTTTCTATTGCTAATAATTCTTTTTGAGCTTCTATTAATCCTCCTATAGATTCTTTTTCATCACTAAATCCATCACCATCTCCACCAGTATCTTTTGCATCTGTTAAGTCCTTTTCTGCATCAACTAACTTTTCTAATTCTGTTTTTTCTCCTTTTAGCCTTGCTATTTTAGCCTCTCTTAATGCTACCTCTGATTTAATACCCTCTCCTGTTTTTTGAAATAATAATATCTCCTCTTTAGTTGCCTTTATAGTGCTTGTTATTCCTGACTTAAAGTTTGTTTCAACCTTTTTTAATATACCATCCTGAACTAAATATGTAGCATTAAGCCCTTTTAGTTGTGTATTTAGAGATAATATAGCATCTTCCTGCTCTTCTATTGCTGCTGCATTATCTAATGCTAATAAGTCTTTTTGTTGTTGTATAAACTTACTCGCAGCAGTTGTACTAATATCTAATGCTTTTCCGTATTTGTCAAACTCAGTAATTGCAGTAGGTACAGTTTTAGCTACTTGTTCAATAATAGAATTTAATTCTACCTGCTCATCTTTTGTTAATTCTGTTTTCTCTTTTAAATCATCATACCTAGTTAGTAGAGGTGTTAAATCTTTTTCTAAGTCCTGTACTGCATCTCTTTGATTAAACCAACTTTCTGCAAGCTCTTGTGATGGTGTTAACATACCTAATAGAGATGTTGTAGTACTTACAATACTTCTAGCTATTGAATTAAAAGCTGAATCCCCCTCTAATAATCCTAATATAAATCCCTCCCATGCACTATTAAGAATCTTTAAACTTCCCTCTAAGGTGTTTAATTGTTCTTTAGCCATCTTTTCAGCTGCTCCTCCTGCATTATTTAATGCAATCTCTAACTCTGCAATGTCTTTTGTTCCATCAGATAAAACTAAGAATGATGTAGCTGATCTCTTTCCTACTAACTCTGTAGCAGTTGCTAATTTATCATTACTATTAGCTATCATCTCTAAACTTTCATCTAAAGATATACCTGCTGCATTTAGCTCTATAAAACCTGCCTTTAATGCTGTTCCTGCTTTACTTCCATTAATACCTGCATTAGCTAATGTTCCTAATAATGCCGTTGTTTTCTCTACACTTACTCCTACAGCCTTAGCAGCAGGGGCAGCATCTTTCATAGATTCCTTAAACTTCTCTAAATCTAAAGCTGATGCACTAAAGGATTTAGCCATTACATCAGTAACTCTTTTAGTTTCCTCTGCATCTAATCCAAAACCTCCTAAAGTTGCTCCTGCTATTGCTGCTGCTTCTGCTAAATCTGATCCTGTAGCTGCTGCTAAATTTAATGTAGCCTCTGTAGCGTTTAATATTTCTTGTTGGTTAAATCCTAACTTTGCAAATTCTGTTTGTAAAGAGCTAACCTCTGTAGCACTAAATGATGTAGCTGCTCCTAATCGTTTAGCATCTTCTGTTAACGCTACTACTTCTTTTCTTGATACACCTAGTACAGACGCTAAATTTGCATTACTTTGCTCAAAGTCTTTAGCTATATTAATAGCATTACCTAAGCCTCTAATTAAGCCTGTAAGACCTGCCGTAATACCTAATGCCCCTGCAAAGTTTCTTAGTCCACCTACTGCTCCTTTTAATGCTAATCCATATCTACCTACATCTCTTCTACCATCTCTAGCAGTATTGTTAATACTTCTTAGCTTATTATCTAATTTATTAAATGTAGCTAGTGCTTTTACAGTCCTTTTATCAGTTTGTCCATACTGTGCCGCTAATCTTTTGAATCTTGATTGTGCAGAATTAACCTGTTTTGTTAGTAACTTGAATGCATTAGCACTATCTAAAGCTAGTTTTTTAGACCTTTGAGCTGCTTTTATCTCCTTTTGTTGTGTCTTTTCGAACTTATCAAATGCTTTTTCTCTATCTTTTTGTAGTTTTAACTCTGATAATCTTGCTCTTTCTAGTTGTTTTTGTATTTTTAATTGCTCTTTCTCTGTATCTCCTAATCCTTTTATAGCAGCATCAGCCTTTTTAATTGCAGCAGTACCCTCATTTAATTTAGTAGCATCTACAGTACCTTTTTTAGATTGTCTTAGTATAGCCTCTTGATCCTTTAATAGAACTTTAAGCCCTGCAGATAAATCATTAACCGCTTTTAAATCAGCTTTTAATTGTAACTCTGCTTTCTTTCCAGATGTTGCTAAATTATTAAAGAGGTCTTTTTGGTAGACTTGTTCTTGGGTTATTTTTTTAGATTCTGCCATTCTATATTTTGTTTAATATCTTCAATATATCCGTAGAATGATGCTACAGATGTTTTCTTAGGGTCTAATTCGAATTTTCTATACTTCTCTATTAATCTAATGTTCTTACCTATTGGGTCTCTTACATCATTAATCATAGCTGCCTTGATGCTCTCAATCTCTCTCTTAATCATATCAATCTTAACTAATACCGTTCTATCATGTTTAAGTGCTAATCTAATCTCTAATATTTTAATATCAATTTCCTTTTTTCTAATCTTATCGTACTCTTTACTAAGTCCAAAAGTATCTATAAACTCGTTTTTAATAGCCTCAAATGTTTCTAATGCCTTATTGTCTAACTTAGTACTACTATCTATTAGTAATATGCTTAAATCTCCTGTCTTATGTATCTCCCACCAATTCCATACAGGAAATTCATTAATTGACTTGTAATAGTTGCTCTTTGACTCCTTGAATAAATAAAGGCGTAATCTTTTTAATAAGCTCATTTGTTGAATTTACAGTTAATCCTAAAATATCTTTGTCTATGTCTAATAAATTATCATCATCCTTAATAGTATCTGCTACTATCCATACATCCCCCTCTACATTTAATTTAATCCCAAAGGTAGAATAAAAATCTCCTGTATCTTTTAATGTGTATGGACTACCTGCCTTTTTTCTCCCTCCTGTAATCTGTTCTGTAGATTGAGAATAATATCCTATAGGTTCATCTTTAATATTTACCCCCTCATTAAATAGTTGTGCGTATCTGTTGAGGTCTAAAATAAATTGTTGAACATCGGACTCCAAGTAAATCTCCACCAGGATCTTTTGACCTTGTATCTTTTGTGCATTTTTTGTTATTTGTAGTAAGTTTTTCATAATAAAAAAGCCCCTCTATATTTAGAGAGGCTTTTGATTTTATTCTTCTGTTTTCTTTTTCTTCTTTTGTGGATGTAACCACTCCCAAACCTTATCAATGTCAAACATCTTACCCTTATAGTTTTTATAAAAGTTAGATTTTGACATCTTCTTAAGTTCGGATATGTTATAGCTATTGCCTAACATTAGATAGTTACTGTATTAGCTTGTACCGCTGAAAATTCGTAACCTGATTTAGTTACTACCAATTCGATAACATCAAGAGATGTAGCAGGTGCAGTAAAGATTATAGAATAAACTCCTGTTGTTCCTGTCTCAGCAGCAGATGTAATTGCTACACTTCCTGGAGATGGGCTTAACTCATTAGCTGCAAAATCTCCTACTACTAATCCGCTTAATGCAGTACCATAGATAGAAGATAGAGCTACTGTAAATCCTGCTGTAGATATTGCACTATTAACAGACTCTATTGGAATTAATCCCGTAATAGATGTTAAGTCTACATCATTATCAGATGTTATAATTCTTAAATCTTCATCCTTTTCTGATTTTGACCAATCGAAAGAGTGAATAATTTTCTCTGTATCAGCAGCAGTAGGATCTAAATAAGTTGGATCAAAAGAACCTTTAGCTATTTGTATTGGATATACATCTCCTGTAGCATCATGTTTAATTCCTCTAAGTTGTCCATCTACATCTACTAAATAAGCTGATACTTGACCACAAGTAAGACCTTTAATTTCTGCATAGTAAATACTTGACATACTCCACTCCTCAGCAGTAAATGCCTTAATACCTTGAAATAGTCTAGTTTTAGAGCCATCCTCTTTAGTAGCGAAAGTAGTCTCAGCTCTTACATTAGTTACTGCATTAAGCTCATCATAAGATGGTAACCATCTATTAAGTACATTAGACTCATCTAATTTACCCGTTACATAAGCAGCATCTACAGTTGTACCTGTTGCTATTTTGTTTAATGTTCCATCACTACCATAAGTAGATGTATAGATAATTTTTGTTGTAGTCTTAGCAACTGGTCTGCAAGAATTTGCTCCTGTATTCCCTAATGTTACTGTACCACATTCGCAATTTACTGCCATTGTTGTTGTTTTTTATTAATTAATTGTTTAACAGTACAAAAATACTAAATTTTATTTACTTAGCTAAACAGTATAATCTGCGTAGTTAATTATTCTTATTTTCATTTTATTAGCTTTTTGAAACTATAACGTAATGTAAATAACATTAAAACGATTATTTACAAGTGCGTTAGCGTTCATTTAATCCCTACGCTCTTTAGTGTTATTGTCATCAGAAAAACTACAATTGTCATCCTTATACCAAGTACCACCGTTTTGTAAATTATTGTAACATTCTTTAGTAACATACACTTGCTCTATTACTTCCTCCCCTTTATGTAATCCTTTTACGTGTAAAACGTAATCCTCATAATCAGTTACAAAGTACGGTATCATCATCGTTGTTGTAGTTTTCCCGCTACTTATAATCAATGGTAGTATCATCATGTTTTGCGTTGTCGGCTCATAATGTCTACTAATAACTTCGCCTTCTTCTAAGTGGTTACAACTTGCAAGTAAAACTACCGCTAACACTATGTAAATTGCATAGCTTAATTTTGTCTTTAAATTTTTCATAATCTTTATCTGTTAATTTATTTGTTATTAAATATTTGTATTTACTTATTCGCTACGCCAACTTACATTTAACATTAACTACAACACTACTTTAGTACTTCTTTTAAAGCGTTCATACTTCTGCCTTGCCTTATATCTGTAAAGTGTTTTATTGTTTCTTCTGGGTTATTAAATTCAATACCTTTTTTTTTTTTTTTTTGTAATTTATAACCGTGTCTACCCATCCACCAAAGAAAAACATCTATAGTAAAGCAGTGTGCATTAACCCAATTAACATCTTCTAATAGTTTTTTAGCATTTCCATCTTTGTATTGTTCAAATATGGTTTTAAATAAATCTTTTTGGTCGTGGAAATCCTTCATAAATTCTGGAAGGTTTTCTTGGTTACTCATATAGTTATCTAAGTTCATTTTTATAAAGTTTAGTGTTTAAAATTCCGTGCAGTTATTTCTGAATTGATATACAGAATAACCATCTATAGGATCAGAAATATGCTCTAAGTTATATTTATTGCATCCACTTAATAATAATAATATAGTAATAATTGCTATTATATTAAATGTGGCTAGTATGTAGGTTATTGTTTTTTGTTTCATGGCTATTTCTCTAATTTAGAATCTTTAACTGAACTTACGAAAGAAGCCCAACAGACCCCTAACCAAAATTTAATTATTCCGTATATTGTCATTCCTATTATTACGTTTAATATTATTTCTACTTTCATAATTTACTTATTTATTATTAATTAAAAAACCCCGATAGGTTGCAACTAACGGGGCTTAAAATTGGTACTCACGTTATCAAACGAAGCACTATTCTTTAATAGTAATTGCAACTTACTATATTTTTATGTCTTATTAAAGGTCAAATATAATACTTTTAACAACTAATACAAATATTATCTCTAATTGGTATAGTTATATTTAATTCACATCCTGATAGATTCTTATCAAAGATAGCCTCTGTATATCCATCTTGTAAATAATTAGCAAATAATGTATGGTTAGTTATAGTATAATCTTCTATAGGTGCTATGTAACGAGTTCTATTTAATGTATTAATGAAATTATACACCAAAGCTCTCATAGGCTCTAAGGCTTTAGAATAATGGTTATTGGTTGTGTTATTATTCCAATCACTTTGAGTTAAGAAAAACATTCTTAATGTAGTCTCTCTTTCTAAATTAGAATTTACCTTATTAAAAAACTTATCGGTAATAGTCTCATGTAAGAAGATCAAAGGAGTTTTATTATTAGAATTATTAATTTGTGCTAACTCTCCTGCTGAACTTATTATAGTTCCATGATGATAAAATGGAGGGTAGACCTCAAAAGAATCCTCTGTAGGTAATACATCTCCTGTAATAGTTATAGCTGTATTCTTATCTACTTCTGTAATCAGATAATTAACTGTATCTATAGTAATACTAAACCCTACTTGTAAATGTAATGTATTGCAAGTGCCTAAAGTATAGCTATTACCTCCATTATCTATAGTTGTATAGATTGTAAAGGTTAAATTAATAGCATTAACTAAGTCTCCTATAATATCTACTGTCTCTTTTCTCATCTCTTGATCCATTTATAATAACATAACCATCCTAATCTAACTCCAAAGAACCACATCCATGACTTAAATACAGATTTGCCCGACTTAACTAAATTTATTTTGAACTCTAAATCCGAATCTAATCCTCCCTCTCCTGAGATCCATCTGTAATCGTGAATAAAACAAGGTAAATAAGGATGGTAATCGTCTTGTACTAATGTACATCCATTATAATCTGTAATAGGATTCCATTCGTGAGAATAGCATATTTGCTTAACTTCAAAAGTATTAATTCTAAAGTCCATAGCTTGCTTGATTAAATTCTCATACAATAGCCCTCTATTCCAATATTTATAAGGTTGTTCACTCATGCCTTAACTCCTATTTCTGCTATTTGGATAGATAGGTGTTTAATTTCATCTTTTAGTAGTGCTAATTCTTTCATTAACATAATATCTCTTTGTTTCCAATTATTATTAATATGCTCAACTTTGCTTTCTATATTAGTTATTCTAACATCTTGTATAGCATTGTTAACGTAATCCTTGATAAATGCTCCTACTATTCCTGCCATTACAGGCAATAAAGCGATAATTATATTTGTCCAACTTACTTCCATTGTTTTTTATTATTGAAATACCTCTAAGGCAAAGTTTAGTTTTTTAGATACGTTCTCAAAGTTGTAAATGTAAATATAAATAGGTGTATTAGCAGTTAAAAAAGATGAATGAGTACTACCGCTTATCTCAATATCTCTATTTGTTCCGCTTAAATGTCTATTCTTTACATAATAAATAGTCTGTAGTACATACGTAGGAGATGCAGCTAAAAAATTGTTATCTAAAGGTGTTTCTATTGTTACTTTATTTGTATTAATATCTACACTCAATACTCTACCTAATACATTACTATTAACTCCATCTGTAATCTCAAAGAAATAACCTTTCTTAGCGTATTGCAATACTGTAGGAGAAACAAATATTTCCGTATCTCCTATATTAGCATCAGCTATTAATGCACCTGTTAATACATTCTTACCTGCTACTATCATTTCAACTATACAACCATCCATATCTGCACGATCAGTAAAACTTCCAGAAAATATATTACTATCTATTGGATATGAGATAGCTATAGAATGCCATCCTATTGTATTAGGTATGATAAGCTGATAACCATCATCCATGTACCCACTACCGTCTGTTATCTCCTCCTCATGGTGATTAATAAAATAACTATCTCCTCCTGTTATCATATTGCCTCTTGGTATTTAATATCACTATACTTGTTGTTTTTAGTTACCTTAAATCTTATCTTACCTGTTCCCGATACATTAACTAAATAGATTGCAGTTTCTTTTTTCTTTAACTTCAAATCAATATCTTTCTCAGGTTCATAGTCTCCAAATACATAAACTACATCCTCATTTTTATTAGAGAATTTTATTGCAGTTCTATTTGCATTTGCAGGGATGAAATAGTTTCCATTATCATCTACAGTAATAGTTATAGGTGCTTGCCATACAGGAGGCACACCACCAATACTACTAATAGTATCAACTAAAATCTGTATGTCTTGAACTATACTAGCCACTTATTAAGCCTTATCTATCTCAGTTATTTGTGCATTACCTCCACCTGCTGCACTTGTCCAAATACCACTAATTGCACCTGTATATTTATCCTCTATGTAGGTATCATTTTTCTTTAATCTAACTGCACTTGATAATGTAGCTGTTGCTCCATGTGCTATAAATAAATCTTGATTAGTATCGTTTCTGATAATAATCTCTTTTCTATCTACGTTTGCAACTATTAAAGGTACAGATGTAGCAGATATTCCTACACTTGATGCAGCTCCTGTATCTCCTAATCCTAAACCATCAGTATTAGTTTTAATGTCAGCTAATAGAAGATTAGCAGCATCCTGCTTGCTCTCTTTTGATCCATTAGTATTTAATGTCTCTAATCTTGTGTCTACACTCTCTAATTCTAAGAGTAAATCATCTCCACTACTTTGTACTGTACTCATTTTGTTTATGTATTAATTATGTGTAATAACTTTCTGATACCATAGCAAATCCTATGATATTTGTAAATATTCCTTTTATATCTCCTCTAAAATCATCTATAGTTAAATGATCCCCTGTTTTTAGCTTCCAATTATAGTTAGTAGATGTTACTCCTCCTCCTCTAATTACGTATAATATACCATTACTATTATTCTGTACTGTTACCTCTTTACGTAAAGTATTAGATGCTATTAGAATAACCTCTGTAAGACTTCCACTTACATTAACTGTAGTAGAATTATCTGCTAAAGTACCTCTTTCAATACCATTAACTGCATCTATTAGAGTATCTATCTTAGCTATCTCTATCTCCCTCCTTAAATCTTTGCTCTTAGCCATTAGTTAGATTTAGTTTTAACTACTAATTTAGCATCTATAGTACCTGTAGTATTTCCATTAGGATCAATTCTAATTCTAAACGCTTTACCCATAAAATAAGAATCTCTTACTGAATATGGACTATCATCTAATAAGAAATAGTCATACACTCCTGTACTATCATTATCATTTAAAGGTATCCAGGAAACTAAATCTGCTGACTCCTCAATATACATCTTAGGACTTCCATCTGTACCACTTAGCACAACTTGTAACATCCATCTCATATCTTGCCCACAATCTACAGTATAAACTATAGATGTAGATGATATTGTAGCATCTTGATTAGTATAAAGCTCCTCTGTTCTCATTAAATATAACTAGCTTTTGCTTGTATTCTACCATTATAAGTAGGATAGTCTGTACTATTATCACAAATATACCACTGTATGTTATGGTAATTCTCTACCGCTTGATTATAAGCAGGTATTAAATTAGTCCCATTGTATGGTTTCGCATCTCCTGTCTCTGATTTTAATCTAACATTACCACTTAACCTTTTCTCATTCGGTAAATCTCTTAGGATATGAAAGTAAATAAACTCTACTAACATTTGTTTAATGCCCTCTGATGAATAGATAGTATTAGAATAGTCTATATCAAATTCATTAAATATATCTGTATAGATTGCAGTTTGTGGAACTTGTGGAGTAGTAGGTGTTAAGTCTGCAAGGAATAAAGCATACAAATCAGCACCTAATAACATAACTAAGTAAAACTTTTCAAACTTATCAATATAAACTTGATGCTCACTAAAGTTATCACTAGATAATTGATACTCCCCTACAAAATCTGATGTTTGAATTATAGCCATTACTTAAGTCTTACTGCTCCTTTTTCTACTAAAATCTTAGCAGTTACCTTAGTTACTGTATGAGTAGAACCCGTTACAAGATGCTTAGATTTAATAGCTATTACTTCTACATACTCAGGTAGACTAATCCAATCTATAGCCTTAGTAGTAGGTTTCTTTTTTACTGCTTTATTCTCTACTTTTTTCTTAAATGCCATAGTCTTTATTTTAAACAAAAGTACAAAAAAAAAGGGTACTCAAATCGAGTACCCTTTATTCATTTATTTAGATTCTACTTATAAAGTTTCTAAAGCTGCTTTGTCAGTTGCGAAAGTACCAGTCACAAATGCAGTACGATCATTGTTCTTAACGATACATAGACCTCTCCATTCAGCTAAAACAGTTACTAAGTTTTTAGTAAAATCAGAACCATCTCTACCTATCTCTATAGAAATAGATCCTTTGTCATAAACCATAGCCATTCCAAAGTTACCAATAAGGTAAGTTCCTGCTGTTACCAAAGTAGTTTCGATAATTGGCATACCATCCAACATCATTGTCCCTGACACCATAACTAATCTATCAATATATCTCTTATCTGTTGCAGATGTTTTGATTAAAGAAAGAGCAGTAACATCAGATGGGTGCATGAAAGCGTATGTAGGTGCATCATGGTCAGCTATCTTGATTTGGTTAGATGCTACAGTTAATACATCAGCATCATTAGCGTTATCTACAGACAAAGCAAATGTACCTGCTGCAAATGCAGTAGCAGTAGTTTTAATACCATTAAGGTTAACTCCTATTCCATCTCCTTGATAAACTTGATTCTCAACATCCTTAAGCAATTCTCTCATTAACTCATTGTTAATTTCAGATTGCATAAAAGAAATATCCCCTGCCATTTCAGTAGATACCTTAATGAATGCTGTACGTTTCTTTACAGACTCACTAGCTACTACTAAATCAAAATCTATTTTATTCTTAATTGCTCCCTCTGCTGTACCACCTGCAGCACCATCTTTATTAGCTTGATATACCCATGAGATTACATTAGATTCTGCTGATCCTCTTGATACAACATCTAAAAGTCTTCCTCTTCTTGATGCGATAGCATTCATACCACCAATTCTCTGCTCTACAGGTACATTACCACCACTAACATTAGTAGAGATTAACATATCAGCAGCTGCCTTAAATGATACAGAAACTTTATCTCCTGATGCCATTTTAGATAATACCTCTTTGTTATCTTCTAATCCCTTAGAGATATTGTTAAGTTGCCCTACTCCATTCTCTTTGTCTGTCTTAGATAGTTTCTTAATTTGAACACCATAAGCATCTAATACAGAGTTAAGAGCCTTAACTTGTTCTAGTTGGTTCTTAGATAACTCAGCTTTCAAAGAGTCAATATCGCTCTTTGTTGCTTTGCTTTCAATAGCAGTATTTAATGCTTCGTTTGTTTTTTCGTTGTACTCGTTGTACAAAGATGCCATTTCCTCAGCACCTTTTGCAGTAAACTGCTCTGTAGTAATTGACTTACTAGATAAAAATTCGTTGAATTTCATTACTTTAATAAATTTAGATAAAATTGTTTTTGTTTATTATTCTCTGATTGTATCGGCTTATCTTCTTTAAGTGATTTCTGTATCGGCTTAAAATTAATAAGTGAATTGTATTTGCTTTGTATTACTCTTAATTGATTCTCTATAGTTTCTAATCGTTCATCTGTTCCTTTACCGTTTTTTAATGCAGTAATTAAACCAAACATTTTAGCATTTAGCTTATCTAAATACTCTTGATTGTATTGTCCTTTACCACTAACTGTAAAAACAGGAGTCTCAGAATTAGCACCAAATGTAACCGCTGATCCCTCCATAAGATAGACCTCGTTAATCTGCTTAATACCGTTATCTAATATCTGTACTTTATCTGGAATACTCATAAAACCTATAGAATGTTCTGTAATTATTCCATCTTGATAATCTAAGAAAGCATCATTCCCTTTAGTACTTCTACCTAAATCAGCTACTCCTATTAAATGATCGTGAGTTTCCTCTAAACTTTTCCATACTCCTATTTCATGTTCAAAATCATGGTATCTAAGGAATTTAATCTTTCTATTAGATGCA